GGTTGGGCTGAAGGAGAGCGAGCAACTGGAAATTCTGAAGAACAGAGCGGGTGAGGATTCGTCTGCTATGGAGCTTGCTCGGGCACTGATGAAGCCCTTGCCGTGGGCCAAGATCGCTGCCATCCTCCGTGATCTGACCATTGATGCGGAGACCGCTCGCAGATCGGTTTTGGGTTACGCGCGGGCTGTTATGATAAAGGAGGGCAAACCGAACGAATCTGCTCACATCATCCTGGACATCTTTCGGGAGCACTTCTACGACAGTGGTGATGCTGGGCTTTGTTGGGCCTGTTATGAGGTAATTCGGTCCCTCAAGTAACGACAGTTCTGCGGAGGTGCTGTATGGATGGTGGCGAGTTTGAGATCGACCGGCACATTGATCCGGCCCAATTGGATGTCGAGGCGGTGCGGCAGGCAGACATCTTCTTCAAGTGGGCTGAGCGGTCGGTCGAAGCGCGCGGGCGAGTCGATCACCTCAAGTTTGAGGCTGACACCAAACTGGCCAGTTTGGAAATGGCGATTCGTAGCAACCCGACCAAGTACAAGTTGGACAAGGTCACCGAGTCTGCCATTGCATCGCGTGCGCGGATCGATGACGAGTATGTCGAACTCTACAAGGAACTGCTTGATGCCAAAGCGGAGTCTGCCCTTTTGGATCAGGCTGTTGCTGCGATGGAGCAGCGCAAGCGGATGCTTGAGATCCTTGTCACGTTACATGGCCAGGAATACTTTGCGGGGCCCTCGGTACCCCGCAGCCTGGTCGATGCATGGAAGGAGCACCAGGGGCGACAGACCGCTCGAGTGAATGACAAGCAGCAGGCAGCCCTGCGCAAGCGAGTGAGGGTGAAGGAATGAGTGCTGTTTGGTGGGCTCTGATCATCCTGTTCATGCCAGTATGGCTTTGGGTGATTGTCCGCGTGGTTTGCATGGCCTATTTCCGTTCCGTAGAGCAAAGCAAGAAGGAGAATTGGGATGAGTAAATCGAAGCACAGTCGTCGGCGCCCGAGTAGTGAGGAGGTGCGCCGCAATGCGAAGCGCTCAGCGGGGAAGCAGCAGTTCTTCAACCTGCCCCGTGGGGTGCGCGAGTGGAGCCCGGAGAAGTCAGGCTCATACCTCCTTGATGTGGTGCCGTATGAGGTGACCAGTTCGCACCACCCCGACCATACGGACAAGGGTGTCCTCTGGTACAAGTACCCCTTTCACATTCACCGCGATGTTGGGCCGGCTGGTGAGCAGGTTGTTTGCCCCACTTCAGTGAACAAGCGCTGCCCGATCTGCGAACACCGCGCCAAGCTACTGAAGGATGGTCGCGATCGCGATGATGAGGCGGTGCGGGCACTGAACTTCCAGGACTGGGTTGCCTACAACATCATCGACCCGGACGACTCTGACTCCATCGCTGTGTTTGCCATGTCCAAGGGCAAGTTTGCCAAGCCGCTCGAGAAGGAACTCGATTCCGATGACGCGGAAGAAGCCCGCCTGTTCTTCCTGTGCGATGAGAACGGACGCACTTTGAAGGTTCGCTTTTCCGATGCAACCTTTGACGGCCGCAAGTACCTGGAGGCGACACGCTTCGACTTCAGGGAGCGGAAGGAAATGGACGAGGATGAGATCCTCGGCAAGGTCGTCAACCTCGATGAGTGCTTCAATGTTTTGCCCTATGATGAGTTGAAGGCACTTTTCCTCCAGATCGACGATGAGGATGAGGAGGAGCCTAAGGGCAAGGGTTCCGATGATGAAGACGAGGAGGAGGAAGAGGAGGAGAAGCCCAAGCGCAAGGGCGGTAAGTCGGAGCCCGAGGAGGAAGATGACGAAGAGGACGATGAGGAGGAACCGCCGTTTGAGAAGGGTGACAAGGTCACTTGGAAGAAGGGCAAGAAGACACTGGTCGGAACGGTGACGAAGGTCGCCGAAGACTGCATCCACGTCAAAGATGAGGCCGGTGAAAAGCACCAGCTGGATCAGGATGACCTGACTGCCGTGGAAGATGAGGAGGACGAAGAGGACGAGGACAAGGAGGAGGAAGAGGAGAAGCCCAAGGGCAAGGGCAAGGGTGGCAAGGGAAAGTGCCCGCACGGTCACAAGTTTGGTGTGGACATTGACAAGTACAAGGAATGCGGCAACTGCAAGGTGTGGGAAGACTGCGACGCCGCATCCACCTAGTCGGGCGCAACCCCGCGACACCTGCGACAGTGGTGTGACAGCCCGGAGAGTACGGGCATTGGTGTTATATGGCGAAGACTGAGAAACCCAGTTTCAACCTTTCGACCGGGTCCTCCCTCTTAAACCTGGCGCTGAACGACGACCCGATGGGTGGCCTGCTGCGTGGCAAGTACTATCTGTTGGTGGGCGACTCTGCTGCTGGCAAGACCATGCTTTCGATTACCTGCTTGGCGGAAGCGGCGATGAACCGCCGCTTCCGTGATTACCGACTGATCTACGATAACATCGAGGATGGGTGCCTGATCGACCTTCGGCGCCTATTCAATGACAAGGTGGCACAGCGAATAGAACCACCGAGTGTCACAGACGATGGTGAACCCATCTACTCATCCACCATCGAAGAGTTCTACTATGCTGTTGATGACCTGGTGAAGTCGGGAACGCCGTTCATTTACATATTGGACTCCGCCGACGCACTTACGTCAGAGGCATCGGAAGACAAGTTCGTCCAGCACAAGAAGGCGTACCGATCGGGCAAGACGGCACCAGGATCATATGGGGATGGTAAGGCCCGCATCAATTCTGAGCGTCTGCGGAAGGTCGTCAGCGGCATTCGTCAATCGGGCTCCATTCTGATCATCCTCTCCCAGACGCGGGACAACCTAGGCTTTGGGTGGGAGAAGCGCACGCGCTCGGGCGGACGGGCTTTGCGCTTTTACGCGACGGCCGAGGTGTGGATGTCCATTGTGAAACCAATCCGCAAGACGGTGGCAGGTAAGGAGCGGGAGGTTGGGGTGCGGGTGTGCATTGAAGTAAAGAAGAACCGCATCTCAGGCAAGCGGTCCGAGGTGGAGGTAGACATCTACCCATCGTATGGTATTGATGACCTTGGCAGTGTGGTGGACTTCTTGGTGGAGGAGGGCTATTGGAAGCAAGCGAAGCAAACCATCAACGCACCGGATATTGAATTGTCAGGAACACGGGACAAGCTGATCCGCACTATTGAGGATCGCGGGCTCCAGCGTGAGGTGCAGGCTATTGCTGGGGTGGTGTGGAACCGAATCGCGGAGGCGTGCGCCTTGAATAGGAGGAGCCGCTATGGCTCAGTGCTCAATGTGCCCAAAGGTGACGGTGGGCAAGAATAGAGCGTGGCGGTGTGTTTGCGGTCGAGTACACTGCGGGCACTACCGCCAATGCGATTGTGGTTTACATGCCCCTTGGGCGGTGAAATCATGCAATGCTTGCGGAGGAGGACCAGTCCAGGCGGATGTGGATCTATGTGCGACGTGCCAGGCGTCTAGAGTATGAGCTTCTGGGTGTTAGTTGATGTGTCGTACATGGCCTACCGGGCATGGTACACCATGGGGGACCTGGCAATTGGCAACCAACCTACCGGCATCATTTACAGTGTGCTCGAGCAGATACGGCGCGTTTGTCTGCTGCCGCGCATATACTCTAACTGCCTAGCCTGCTTCTTCGATCACAAGGCCAGCAATCGCCGCAAGGTGTATGCCGATTACAAGTCGAGTCGGCAGGATCGGTCACCTGAGGAACTTGCTGGGCTGATGAATGTGAGAAAGCAGATCGGTGTATTGAGAACCGAGGTGCTACCTGCCATGGGGGTTGGCTGCTTCTGCCAGCCTGGGTTGGAGGCAGATGATTTAATTGCAAAAGCCGTCGAGCATATTCGTACCTTGAAGCCTAAGACCCGATCCGTCATTGTATCTGCTGACAGCGACTTAATTCAGTGTGTTTCTGACCACGCCCATCTATTCAACCCAGCCAAGGATCGGTATGTGGTGGTGGGCGATGTGATTTCTGAGTATGGTGTGACACCCACTCAGTGGGGATTGGTGAAGGTGCTGGCGGGCTGTAATTCCGATGCTGTGCCGGGGGTGCCCGGCATTGGTGAGAAGACGGCTATCAAGTACTTGCGCGGGGAGCTGCTGCCGAATGAAAGCAAGTACAAAGCACTAATGAGCAAGCATGCTGCCAGGATTATTGATAGGAACAAGCGGCTGGTGCTTTTGCCGCACGAGTCGACGGCACCAATCGATCTGATACCACCCTCCCTTGATTGGGAGGCATTCCTGCGGGTATGTGAAAGGTACGGGTTCAAGTCATACTTGTCAGGCAGTGCCCACCAGATGTGGCGTCACTGGTTCAATATGTATCAAAGGCCGCAGATAAGCAGGAGGTCGAGCCGTGGCAAAAGGTCGGGGTAAAGGCAAGGG